CAATGCTCTAGCCACACCCCAAGACTTCCCGCTACCTCGACCGCCGTACAGTATCTTGTACCGCTTTGGCTCAAATAAGAAGTCTAGTTTCTCTGGGAAATCAAGCTCAAGCTCCATTGCCACGCTTCAGGTTAATGGAGATATTGGTTACCTCTACTGGCCCACCGTCTTGACCTGTGACCTCTGTCCTTGCTAGTTTTGGGATATGGTACTCAATAGCCCTGAGATACAAATCAGCGGCTTTGCCTGGGTCTGGTTTATTTCCACCAGAACCATCTGCAATACGATCAAGCCAATCTTGGAGCTTATATGCGTTACCCTCTGCAAAAGCGGCTATAGCGGCCCTTACATCAGCTGTAGCCCTATTTGGTGAGCCTTTGGGTCGGCCTCCAGTATTTTTAGATTGTTTATTCATATTTGAATCCCTTTCGGGGTGTTCAGTTGATATGACACTATATTAGCATACTTAGTCTAATAGTGACTTTTTCTGCTTTTCTTCCTCTTGCTTATAGTCTGATAGCAATGACAATGGCAGCAAACCAAACATTTGAGGCCCAAATTTCTTGAACAACTCCTTACGTTCTTCTGGAGTTGAATAATAGTAAAGGTCTTGTAAGCCTTGGCTTCTGAGATAGTCGATGGATTGCTTTGGAGCATCTTGCGGAAGAATGGCTCCTTTGAACTCACCAACTTGAACTGATCTTTGTGGTTTTATCTCAAAGTATTCGGTTGGCATCTCACGGATTTTGTTCATAAAAATCTGAACATCAGCCTTCAATGACTCTGGAACATCCTTATAAATCTTGTCCAACAGGTTTACATTTCTTGTTTGACCGATCTCATAAAGAGCATCAGGTGCGTCATATCCATAGCCAGCTTGGTTGTCTAGCTTGCGCAAACGCTCGTTGATACTGTCAAACGCATCATTGATCTGTTTTTTAATTGGCTCAAATTTTTCTTGAGATACGATACTCTCACGAGCAGCTTTGACCTGATTCAGAGTTTTGAACTTTGGAGTGGCTACGGCTCTGATATTCCCAACGCCATAAAAGAAACCTTCAGCGCCAGCACCGCCCTTCATCTCTTTCACAAGGTTCTCAAGTGTTACAGGAGCGTAACGGCGATTTCCTGAATCCGTATAACCCTTAAAAATTCTTTCTTGAATGTTTACACCAGCATCAGGTAATGAATTTTCAAACCTATTTAACCAATCAGCATACTCACTTTTTAGATTTCCAACACTTTGAGAAATGGCAGACTTATATTTCCAAGGCTCATTTTTAAAATCTTCTATGTTTGGCAATCCATATCCTTCATCTTTTAAGAATTTGGCTTGCAAAACATCTGAGTATTTTCGATCTTCCCAGTTGTTTATCAGTCTATCAACACTGTAAGCGCCATCAGGAATTTCAGAGGCAATATCCGAGAATTGTTTTTCTAATGCTTTTTTACTTTTTTGATCTATTTGATAATCAATTTTTGGCGCTCTTGCTGTATAAGCATCAAACCCATACACAGGATTTTTTGCGGATGGGACTGCCATCTCTTTTGAACCAATCAACGAAATATCACCAAATCCCATCATTGGATTGTCAACATTTGACACAGCAATGGATGGGACAGGCATACCTCCAATTTTTTCAACCCTAGCCAATTTTTCAGGGCTAATGTTGTGATGGACAATCATTTCTTTACCAGCTTCAACACCAGGAACAAATGATTCTCGCATTGGAGATGCAAGTCCACTATTAAATGATGTCATACCAGCAGGTGCAAAGCTAAGAGCATCAAAAGCCATGTTAGCAGCTTCTTTGTATGCACCTCGATCTCCAACCTTGCCCAAGTTAGATGGATCGGGTAACGCTTTTTCCATGACATTTGTTGCGTACTGAGATTTACGCTGCATATTGGACAATGTGTCCTCTAGCAAGCCACCCAATCCCTGAACCTGTTGCGTACGGTTTGGGTCTTTCAGATACGAAATAATGTCAAGAAGGTTCATTTTTTCTTCTTCGCTTTTGCTTGTTTAGCAACATTAAGAGCAATAGCCACCGCCTGCTTTTGCGGCTTTCCAGACTTCATCTCGGTCTTGATATTCTTAGACACGGACTTTTGGCTGTAACCTTTGACGAGTGGCATGGCGGTTCCTTTTGTTTGATTATATGAAAAAGCCCTCATAGGGGCAATGCACATCTATATCGTGCGAAATCTCAAAAAAAAGCCCCCGCAGGGGCTAAGTGTAGCTTCATCGCACGTCAAGGAGGTAAACGCACTCCACATACACGCTTTAATCTTAACCCAACAGGCGTTGCAATGTGACGTTTAAGGCGTCCATTTCGTCCATCTTTTTTATTAACCACATACGTTTCTGTCCGTGAAGTCCAAGAACGCTATCACGATGGCACGATGGGCAGAGGCTGACGCAGGTGTATTGAAGCCCTTGGACTATGTGGTGCGCCTCGCTAGGCCCTGGCTCATCACATACTGAGCACGGCAATTCTTTGACTTTGGCTAAGTGCCTGCGCTCTTTTTGGTTGAGTTTGTTATTCACGTTCTTCCCTTACATCTGGAGTTTCTTCTTTTTTATCAAGAAGATACTGGAGATGTTCAACCTTTTGCTGGAAGTATTGAAGGTGTGATTTGTATTGCTGAAGCTGGAGTGCTGCTTCAAATACCATGTGTGATGCTTCGTCTGCGCCTGATTGCGCTAGTTGCATTGCGTAGTTCTTCAAACCAGAGACGTAATCCATGTTGACCTCCTTTAGATCATCGTTAGACAAACCGTTGCACCCAGAGTAAAGCCCAGAAGTAAACCGTTGATGAACCATCGAAGCAGACTGTATTGTGGTTTTTGGAAGTCTGTTAGTTCACGCTTCTGAGTTGAGCAACTCTGTGATTTCATTTAGAGCCTCTTTCGCAGCGTCGTAAGCATCCGACACCATCAGGTCTTGGCTCTCCATGACAAACATCGCCTTTTCCAGCGCATCCTGAGCCTTGAGCAGAACATCTATCACTTTGGCATCCTTCATGTTGTTGAACATTATGTTCAGTTGCCATTGTCGCAGTTCTACTTCTTTTTCCAAAGATGTTCTCCCAGTTATTTGAGAATGTATCGTAATCTGGAATGGGTCTTGGTGCGCTGCCTTTTCCACTCATGTGTTCTTCTCCTTTAGTTTGGCTTCGATGAATTGAGCAAACTCAAACACAGTAGGTACGTCAGGTAACTCCCAAGAATTGACCTCATCGTGTGTCAGCCCAACCCATTCACGCTTTTCTGGTGGTGTGCAAGTGTGTACATCCCAGTCATTTGTTCCAAGACGCTTACCGCAACGTGGGCAGAAGTTACGTTCCACCTGAGCATCAAAGCGACCTTGCTCATATCCAGCACGGAACGAGAGCTGTTCTGGTGTTAGGTTTTTCACTTGTTCTCCATTAAGGTAATTTTTTTTACCTTATTTCGGTACGTTCATACCTGTTAGTGGTAATCGCAGATTTCTTCTTCAATCTGCTCCCTAATTTCATCCGTGATCTTGCGCTCGAGCCAAGCAGCGTATCGACCTTTGGTGTCCAGCACCTGCCAGTCCATCTCTACATACCCAGAGTAGTCAAGATCGCTGTCTGCCGTGCGGTTGGGTTTCTCACGGTAGAAGTGCGTCACATTAACCTGACAGGGAATACCGCAAATGCGTGTGTCAAATCTCATTTTCTTGCTCCTTGTGTTTACAACCTTCGCAACGATAATCGCTGTTGCTTAAGTCATACTTACAAGTTGTAGACATTCTGTGTTCAATGAATACTGGCCACAGATACCACGATCCATCATTGTGATAGATGCGCTCAGTGCCCCAGTATCCTTTGGGATACTGTTTATGATTGTGGCATCCGTACATCATTTACCTGAGTGAAAATCGGTAAATTCATACACACGGCGGTCACCAGTTGCATACACGACATGAATCACGCCATCTAAGACTGTCCAGCAACCATCGACCATTTCGCCTGTTTTGCCGTAAGCATACGCAGATCGCAACTCTTTGTACGACTTACCGTTAAGAGTGCAATTCCCATCATTAAGAACCACTTTCCCACCGGCATCGTTGTTCATGTAAACGGAATCCGCATATACCGAAATGGGTATAAGTGCCAACAACAATAGTTTTTTCATTTTTTGTTCCCATACGCACGCATGGCGTAAGTAATGAATGGCAGCTTGACACCAAGACGCTCTGCAATCACTGCGTTGGATAGACCTTCCTTCTTCAATTTAATGATCTTAGGTACGATCTCTGCGTTCTTTTTGTGCATCACACCCTCCAATTCGTTTCTGCTTTTTGCGTCTTAAAGTAGTGCTTGACCATGTAATCGACAAGCTGGCGGTACGTCATAAACACACCAGTATTGTCAAAGACCATTGAGCGCACCTTGTTGATGTCCTCATCCACCGACATTGTGATTCGTGCCCTGCGTACCCGTTTTTTGATTTCTGCTGTTTCCATTTTTTCCTCGCTTGTATCGTTGTGCTACGTTTACTGTTGTTAGACCGAGACGCTCTGCTATCAATGAGTTAGATAGCCCTTCAACGTCCCTGAGTCTGATGATCTTTTGTGTGAGTTCGTTCATATCAGCGCATCACCAAGGTCAGCTAATGCTTGCTTGGATTCGTTGCGGATAATCTTGTTTTCAACACGGATACGGTCGTTCTGCGTGGGAGAACGCTTGATCTGCCCTGGCGCTGGAAATGGCCAGCCGTGTTCTGCCCATGTCTGACGCACATCAGTCTGTGCAGAGTTGCGATATTTGAACCGAGTGTCGGTCAATGGAATGGTAGGTAATGCCATGTTTTTTCTCCTTGTGAGCCTTAATCATACTCTAAAAACAAAGCTAGCTTATATTGAAGTTTTAAATTAACTAGTCTGATGCGATAGATTGAGGCGACCACTCGACTTCGTTATCTGTGCCGAACTGGTGAATCAGGTCAATCAGAGCTGTCATCTCTGCCACTGTCATTTCGCTTGTTGACTTACCCTTGCCGATAGCTATAAACCCAGTTCCATCCATGTTAGGCATCAAGTCCTGACCAGATAGATGACCAGTTACAAAGTCTTTCCAGCCTTCTGGTGAGAGTTTCTTGCCAAACCACGTCACTTGTTCTGATAAGTCTCCAAGGCAAGACCACAAAAGCCTGTTCTGAGCCAAGGAACGGGTGTCTGGGCGTGCGATAACCGTCACCCTATGCCCTTGTATCAACTCGCCCTTAATAATCGCCCACAGGTCGTTTATGAACTTGTGAGCAATCTTAGGGTCACTGAGCGTTGTCTGTATCTTTTCCATATTCCAGAACATCCAGAAGTTTTTGCAGGTAGTGATGTGCTTTGAGAATATCTTGGATACCACCCTTGCCTGGAGCATCAGCGTTAAACCGAGCCAAGTAAGCAATGATTGAACCCAACAGGAATCCTTTAAATTGCTCGTCGGTCATCCATGACTCCATTGCTTGCCAAGGGCGAACCGTCATATCAATATAGTGTGATCCACCGATTTGATTGTCATTTATATTCATATATTTCTCAAATTGTGCAAGTTGTGTGAAATTCTCTTTTTGCTTTTATATACGCATCGTATGCTTTTTCTGGTGTATCAAAAACACCCAAATAATACTGAACATTATTTACTCTAATGTTTGCAGCATATTTATTTGTTGCTTTATGAAAACTTACACCAAGATAGCCTGATTTGTTGTTTGAGAGTGGTTTTCTAATGTTTTGTGCATTTTCTAAAATCGTAACATCTCGTAAATTTTTTATTCTGTTGTCATCCCTTACTCCGTTTATATGATCTATTACATAGTCTGGAAGTTTTCCATGTACATATAACCAAGCCAAACGATGTGCCGCATATATTTTTTTATCAATTTGTATTTGCACATGACCATATGAGTCTTTAGACCCTGCGATTTGTTTTCTTACTTTAGGAGGAGCTTTTTCAGTCCAAGTAAAAACACCAGTATCTGAGTTATATGTTAATAACTCATGCAGTCGTTCATGCAAGTTCATGCTGCTTCCTTCGTAAGTATTCTGCAAGTAACAAAGCCTCTGCCTTGTCGATATCTTTTTTCTTAGAAATGGGTGCGTTTAGCCACAGATCGTTTGCCAGCTTAAGCGATAGGTCTTTGTCTTTGCTCAGACCCATCTCTTTTTTCCACTTCTGTGGTGTTACGGTTTGCCAATCTCCAATCCTTTGTGCGATGGATATAGCCGCACCAAATGCCATTCCAAACTTGAAGCTAGAAGCAACACCTTGGTTTGGCATCGAATGGACTTGCTCAACGATGCACATTTTGTCGTAGCCAGAGCAGGCGTTTGTGATCTCACGAAATACATGAGCCGCCATGATGTACTTTCCATCGTTCAACATATCTCCGCAAGCAATGTAGTTTCCGTGATGGTCAACAATTCCCCAAGCACCTTTGAACCCTGCATCTATGCCTATGTAATACAAGCCTTTACTCCTTCTAAAATTGCCTCACGGCTTGGCGCATCACGAAAGCGTTTAATCGTTGCAAGCATAACTGCTGCTTGCGGCTTACTGGGTCTAGTGGATAAAACCAACCGAACGCAACAGTCAAGGCAAGCAAAGTTATACCTTCCTTTTGTTTGACAATCTGGGCAGGTCATATCCTCTTAACCACGCCCTGCATCATCTCTCGGATGTTGGCAGGCATTGGAGTGGCTTTCTTGAAGTCATCCTCTAACTTTATCAAGGTCGGATCACGGTCTGGGACGACTGTTTTATTTTCAACCCATGTGTGTTTAAAGCCATGCCATCCACGCACAATCATTTCTTTTAAGGCTTCTTCTAAAGTCCAACCAGCCTTGCGTGCCTCTTGTTCAATGGCATCCAAAACCATCGAGCTTGCGTTTGCCTTTTTCTTGCGCCTATGAGACAAAAAATTGTCCCAAACAACGTCAGATACGCCCTCTGGCTTTTGAGTGCGCTCTGCAACGATCTGATGCGTTTCTTTGGGTGATTGAACGGCTTTCTCGTATAGCTCGCCGTTGAGTTCGTAAATGTCTCCGCTTTTGGCAAGTGAGATCATTTCTTTGGCAATGGCCACAGCCATGCTCTTGGTCAATGTGACGTAGTGTTCACCTTGCCCTATGACGTAGTGACCGTTTTTGTTTATCAAAGTGTCAGTCTTTGGGATCATTGGAAACTCCATTCTTATTCTCTCCTTGTATAAGCAATCTTACATTGAGAGTTCTTGAGTTTTCCAGAGTTTATGTTTTATTTTTTCTATTGTCTTTTGTTTAGACATAGCTTCGCCTAGGGTGGATAGTAGCGTTGTCTAGCTAAAAACTATCCTGCCATCTCCATCAGATATGTCGGCGGGTCGCAAAACATATAAGACCAAGTGCCCATGAGGGATTGATTCGCTTATACACAAGACCTAGTTTCCACCTGAGTTATCTTGTGCTTTACCAGTCGGTCAATCAACGCTGGTCGCCTTTTGCCCACGGGTGTAATGGGTGCGGTGTATTCTGACTTGTCACCCCATGCAGGGTCTGTTACGTTTCGGGAGTCACTCGGTTGACGAGCAAAAAACAAAAAAGCCGCTTACAACTGCCCTCGGTAGCAACCCCCAAGAATCCCTAGAGGCGAAGGCATGTGTAAACGGCTTCAACTGTTGTTTGCTACTACAACAATTCAAATCATATCACAAATTCAACAAGGATCAAGCCGACACCAATCGTGGGTTTTTCGTGCCGGAAAAAGGTAGAAGATGCCAGCCCGATCCTTATTAAATCTGCGC